ATCTGAGTGTAACGCTTTGCCTCTGCTCTTACTGTAGGCAATTCAAACAAAGAAGAGTCAACATATTCAGTTCTGAACTCATATCTAGTGCTTGGCTCCTCTTCATCAGCAGGAGGCGGTGAAGTAGGATTGTTTGTATCAAAATTTGTACCAGAGTATATTACAGTTGCATCTGAATAAGGACCGTTCTCTGTTATCTGATACTTACCGCCAGCTAGAACCCAACTAACTGAAGCATTACGCAAAGCGTCTTTGCTTCCACGATAGCGATATGTTATTTGCCTACCAGTACCATCACCTCCGCTGTATTCGCGGGAAACTTCAATGTATCCAAAGTCTTTATCTGAAAGATTTATGTCACTAGTTTTGATTGTAGCCATATTAGTCTCTTGAGATTACTTGAGCCGTTTTCTCTGAGCTTTTTGCTATAAGTCTAAGCTGAATGGTTTGCTCAAGTGCTTGCATTACCATCTTATCTTGTCCGCTTTGGAATCCAGTGAATCCTCCAATGCGAGTAAGTGAGTCTTGAGATCCGCCTAAAGAAAATCGAGCCATTGGGCTTTGTTCATATTGTAATCGTGGAGGAAGATTAGGCTCCAAATCTTTGACTGCTTCAGGTTTTTTCTTGGTTCCAAAAATCATCTCTGAAAGAAACGAAGGCATTGTTGCCGCAACGCTCATTGCCGCTGGAAGAAATCCTGCTTTATCTTTTATTGCTTCAAAAATCTTAAGTCTTCTTTCTAACGGTCCGGTTGCTTGAACCAACATTGGCGCAGCAGCTATCTTCAATGTCCTATCAAGACGCTTAACAGCATCTTCATAGTCTCCAATGGCTTTAATATCCGCCTCTCTAAACAGTGAAATCGGACCAAGATCCTTCATTTTTCCTGCTGCCATTGCCGCTTTTGTGAGCTTTAGACCAAGCAAATCAGCAGCCGCTGCCATCATATCGGCATTGTTGCGATTTGCGTTTAAACGCTCACCTAATTGAATAAGTGCTTGAGATCCTTTTACTGATTGATCTTGGATTTCTTGAATAGAAAATCCAGCGCGTAGCATTGCGTCACGTTCTCTGCCTTCACCTTTTGAAGCGGCAGCTTTTGCGTCATTGATTCTTGTTATAGCAGAAGCAATAGACTCAAACTTAACGCCAGATTCTTCCGCTAATACCTGAAACCTTTGAACATCATCTGTTGAAATGTTAAGCTGCTCGGCAAGATCATCTATGTTGTCTGCTAAATCTACAATTGAATCTGCAAATGATTTTACAGAAGCAACTGAAAACGCACTTGATAGCTTATTTGCAACAGCACTTTTGAAATTAGATCCAAATTTTTGCCCAAGACTTTGAGCGCGTTTAACGCCCATCTCAAATTGAGTGGAATCAATTCCAAGCTTTACCAACATCGAGAGAATACCCATATCAGTTATCTTGTTGGTTTTGCCAAATGGCCTCGCTTTGATCGTCCCACAACTGAACTTGTCCCATCATCTCTGCGTGAGCTAGAATCAGCCTTTCTGCGTCACCAAGAGGCATCCTGACTGCGTCGTCTGGTCCAATGCCAATGTTGAGACAACCAACAAGCACTCGCTCGGTCCACGGCATTGCGGGACGTTTTGATTTAGCTCCAGCTTCCATCAACACTTCTGGAGCGGTTGATTGTTCTTTGAGCCACAACTGGAACTTGTCGGACTCAACCATCAGATTCATCCGCTTGATCCGCTTCGACCACAACCAGAGGAACAGATCCCTCCAGATGGATTTGATTGATCTAATGGACTCCAGAGGAGGCTGTGAGCAAACAAGCACAGCCTCCGCTAGATCATTAGATGTAATCTCTCCCCCTAGAACGTAAGGAGATCGCAGTCTTTGCAGCAATATCGCGTGACCTACAGTGTAGGGGACAAGTCGAACCCCAAGCACCACTGGTGCTGGAGGTCCGGTCTCTGCGAGTATTCTGGCAAGTTCTGACACGATTACAGAGTGTAAACCGTCGCATCACCAGCCATAGAAGGATACTTGGTCAAATTGACGGTAACCATAGCTTTGCCGCTAGAAGTAAATTTGACGCTTCCACCGCCGGAATAAACGTAATTACCATTAATGGAAACGCCTCCGTAAGTTGTAGCGTCAGCACCAGCAATGGCAGCGTAACCATTCACGTTAGGCAAAGACGCACCAGTCAAAGCGATTGCAGCACTAGTCGCGCTGCTAGGAATGAACGTAACGCTAAGAGAAATACGCTCATTGGCTGCAATTTGAGCGATAACATCACCGGCAGAATTCTTAATCTGCTCAACGTCCGCTTCATGCGTTACATCGTAGCTTTCAATGGTGCTAATTGCGCCACTTAGAGCAGTTCCGGGAGATACTCCGGTTTGATTAAAAAGCTGAATCGTCCCCTTAGATCCGTAGACTAGGGCTAGACCTTTAGATTGTGCCATGTTTGTGGGTTGTTAGATCGTGTTTGCTGCTGCGAAAATTGTCATGGATCGCGAAAAAGTTCTAGCTCTTTCGCTGATGTCGTTGATGCCAAAGTCAACTGGAACTGCGAATTGCGCGTTGAAGCCTCCCGAGGGATCGGTGTCGAGTGCGTCTAACTCCGCAATGTTCCCGTCAACGTAGAGGTATTGCAGGAGATTCTCAAAGATTTGCACAACCGCCAGAGCTTGAGCCTCCGAGGTATCGTCTGCGGACAACTGGAGCGTAGCGGTAATGTCTATCTCGCAAGTGCGGTCTAGGGGATGCACCGGAACCGCAGTCGATGCGCGGACAACAATGCGCGGGAAGCTCGGCATCTGGTCCTCTAAGTCTGGATCTGCAAACGCGCCGTGACCGTAGCTTGTGAGACAAGTCGGAGTACCAATAGGAGACTCTGACCAGTCTTCAGCGGCCAGCCAGTCAACTAGAGCGCGTTCAGTGCGTAGGGCTACAGCGTTCATGTAACTGTGATTCCTTTGGATTCAGACCCATCAAAAGCGGCTTGCAGTGCTGCTGCAATGTGATTCTCAAGCTCTCTCGCTTCATCGTTATAAGCTTGTTGCATCGCTTTGGCGTAGATTCCTTCAACGGTTCCAACCTGATTGTCAGCCAATCCAATGTTCATGCGTACCTGACTTGATGGATTAATTCCAGATCTAGCTTTTTGCGTATTAGCTGACGAGCCTTTGTGCATTGCTACGTTCTCCTGCGGCAAGCCGTATTGATTTGCAAGACTGATCAACGCAGCATTTCCAGCCACTGACTTAACACCAGCGGAACCCTTCTTTGCGCGTCTAGTTCCTCCAAATTGTTGGAAGGATGGTGAAAGCTTTTTGATCGCTTTAGTCACGCATGACTTGAGGTATCCAACAGAACCAGCAGCGCGTCTGCGGAGCTTTCCCGCAGCGTCACGCATATCTTGACCGTAGAGACCGGGTTTTCCAGCCTTCGCGTTTTTAGCTTGAGCGATCAAGTGGACCACTCGTAGCTGTCGAGATTTACCCACTCGCTTGCCGGTCTTTTTGTCATAGCGATCCGCTCCAACAGGTCTGTTGAAGTAGTCCAGAATCTTGTTACGAGCCGCTTGGGGAGACTTAGGAGGCAACAAGCAATACAGCCGCAGCATCAGATAAAACGTGCGAGCGTTGACGGCATCAGCAAGAGATCGCTTGGTCTTGGGGAGGTACTCCTTCCAAGCCTCATCAAACCTCGACGTATCAACTGTAACGGTTGGAGTCATTTGGTTTTAGAGCCAAGTTCAAGCGCGTAATAAGCTCCAGATCCATCACGTTTTGCGGACATAATCCGCATCTGGCGACCGTCGTAAGTGAGGAGCCTTCCCACCACCGGAATCATCTTCCCGAAAGTCAGAAGCAAGCGGTCTGTGTTTTCTTGGAGAAGCAGACTGCCGCTCTCTTGCAAAAGCCGGTCAGCGGTCGAGCCAACGTCACAAGACCAGACCGCAGCGTCAACGGTTACCAGCGTTGAGTCAGCCAACCGCCAGTCGGAGAACTTAACCAGCACTCGCGCTTGAACGTTATCTTGAAACCCACCGGAGATAACCGAGTTAGCGTCAGTGATCGCAGCGGGTAGACAGCGCACTAGCACTCCCTGCCACAAGAACGACGGGTTTCCCATCGCGCTCTGCAGCACAGACATCCCCAACTGGAGACTAGTGGCTATTAAGTTCAAGCGGCGTGGAAGTAAACTCCGGTGACAATCAACGTAGATCCAGACTGAACGTGAGACGCTAGGGAAGAAGTGCTTCCGTTTTCGTAATGAACAATCTCAGCGTAAGATTGACCGGCAATTACACTACCTTCAATTTCAGTCTTAGCGTTTGAGGTAAGACCGTTAGCTTGAACTCCAACAGCCGCAGCGTAGGTTGATATATCTGGGATGCTTAATCGAAGGGAGCCAGAAGCCGTACCGCTTGCGGCGGTTACCGACAGCGAAACAGAAAACCAACGCAGATTCCCAATCTCCGTATATCGCGCGGAATTGATCGTGACGGTGTACGTTCTACCACCACCGGAATCCGTTAGAGTCGGAGTGTAAGCGGTCGCGGTATTAAGACCCGAGATATCGGTGTACAACTCCGTAAAGTTGTCGTTCGCTTTGATCCAAGACCCGCGCAACGTATCACCGTTGTTGTCGTTTGCGGTTGATCCGACATTGATAACTTGTTGTGACATATCAGTCTTTGGGCAATGCGTACCAACCTTCTGGAAGCGTTATCCGGTTGCTAGAGCGAACAGATACGCCGTCTGCTCCTTTGACCCATACTTTGGCTTTGACGCTCTCAGCAAGCCTCACCGGCTCACCGTGAGGCACCATAACCACGCGAGAACCACAACCGCAACTAGCGATCAGACTCAGCAATACGATCCAGCAACTTCTTTTTGAGGTCTGGATCTCGTTTTGCATCTTCAACGGTGGGAGGTTTTTGAACGAAACTAGTCAGCCACTTGAGCAGAGCGGTTACAATCTGTTCGATGAAATTCACTCGGGCTTTTTGTCAGCGTCTTTTGCGGCAATGAGACCAAAACCAATGGTCACAGCAGCAATAGTCGCAGCAATATCCAAATTGGTCGCAGGGTCACCGTCAAACAATGCTTTGAGCGCACCGCCAACAGCGACGAGGATTGCGCCGACACCGGCAAGAGTAGTTTTCCAGTTCATTTTTTGAAGGTTTTATACAGACCGATTGATGCTGCGATAAAGGCTAAAACAGCGGCCCCAAGTTGGAACCACTGAGTTAGCTGAGGAAGGAATGAGACCGCACCAGCAGCGGCAGCGGTCGCTAGAGATATTCCAACTCCGCTGCTGTTGTTAGTGTCGGTTTGCATTACTCAGTAGGATGGATTAACGGGCTTCAAGTGCCTGAACACGAGCGGTGAGTTCTTGAATTGCTTTGACCAAGATCGGGATGAATTTGGTTTCTGTGATCTTCAGACTCTCTTCCTTTTCATCGTCTGCAATCAACAGATCGCCAGCAACTCCACCGTGTTTCTTTTCGAGCGCAATGACATCTTGAGCCAAGAATCCCAACTGGGTTTTGGACTCTTTGTGAGTGCCATCCGGTGTCGAGTTTTCGTACTTATCGCGCTTGTCCCACTTGTAGGTGATGGGAATCAGTTCATTGACGAACTGCAACCCATAAGGCGCAGCTTGAACATCAGACTTGTCTCGCGAATCGGAGGTGACAGTCCACGCAACCAATATGTAAGCATTGGTGACGTTTTGATTACCGATAACAACTCGATTGCTCTCAGTCGTTAAGTTGATAACACTGGAAGAATTTCCAGCGGTGGCTCCAATTACAGTGTTTGAGGCTCCTGTCGTTAAATTAGCAGCAGCAGTTGCACCGATTACAGTGTTAGTTGAGTTAGTAGCATTATACGCTGCTTCTTTCCCTATTATTGTATTGTTAACTCCTACTGAATTTGTATATCCAGCACCAGATCCGACAAATGTGTTGCCGCCACCACTTAAGTTTAGGTTGCCAGCACTTGCCCCAATAAATACATTTTCTGTTCCGGTCGTGTTTGTCAGACCTGCATTAGATCCAAATGCGGCGTTTGATGCTGCGGTGTTATTCTTTAGAGCTTGATAGCCAAACGCTGCACCGTTAGCAGCAGTGGTGTTTAAAGACAGCGCACTAACGCCAAACGCGCTATTCGTCGCAACTGTTCCTGCGCCTTTGCCGACGGTAAGACCCTGAACCGTAGCGGCTCCAGTTACATCAAGTGTGGTTCCAACGGTTGCTGCGCCGGTGATGGTGGCGGAGCCAGCGGTAACGAGTCCGGTGACAGTAAATGCTCCACTCGCAGTCGGCGAGGATGAGAGGATGTTGTTGATGCTGATGCGTTTGGTATTCCCCGAGGCTGGTGGAGTATCCGACACGTCCACAATCGGGATCATGTCATTTATTGCATCGGCTGCCGTTAGGTTTGTTAGTGCTGAGATTTTAGCGTCTGCCATATCAGTAAACTGTTAAGATTAGTTTTCCCAAGTCTTCTTGTGTTAAAAATGTGGAGCCATCTTCCAGCACTATGCTGTCGAATGTGCCATACGAAATAACGAGCTTGCTGGTTCCATCTTCTTGCAGCAGGAATGTCTCGTCCTCTTGTAGAACATCCCTCCGCATAATCGGAGGCTCAGGCATGATCCCATTATAGGATCGCGTCCTGTTGATTGATGTTCCAATAGAGATCATTAGCTGCGAGCGAGGAAAGCCACAACGCTACCGGATGAGATCTGAAATCCGGTGATGTTACCCACCAGAGGGAATCCAGCCGGAATGGTCTTAGAAGTCCAAGTGCCGGATATTCCAAATCCCGTAATGGAAGTGAACACCGTCGGCTCGGTAGGAATCAAGCCAGACCAGTTGCCGGTCTGAGCGGCGGTGCTAGTGATTAGCGCAAAGCCCTCGCGGCCCATTGAATACTCAGTCGAAATGTCTGCTTGGACGGCCATAAAATTGTGTTTCGGTTAAAGGGAGGGTCACCAGCGTATCCAGTGACCCTCCCAGTTTTGGTTTGTTAACCCTTACGAATCTTCGGTGCTAAGGCTCCTTGTACCCACAAGATGAGCTTGCCTCCTTCAGGAACAGAAACAGTGTTGAAATTAGTGCGTTGGAGAGTCGCATCAATTTCGGGACCAGCCAGCAATTTAGTTTTGCCGGTCTTGTCCACTGCTATGGTCGTTGCAATGCGCATATCCTTAAGGATTAAGCGGTGATCAGAACCTCAGCTTGCGTAGTATCCGCAGCAGCCGCACCAAACATGATATCGTAAGAAGCCATGTGAGCGCGAGTGGAGCGGGAATACCAGACAGTAAGCAACACAGACAGACCGTTGCTCAACTCAACAGTGCGCTGCTCAACAAACTCGCCAGCGATCATTCCAACCGGCAAACCGCTCGCAACAGCAATAGCGTCCTGACCGCAGACGAAGCCAGCGGTGTTGGCGATAGCACCAGTGTAGTCGTTCTGCTCGAGGATGTTGGCAAATCCAAAGTAACCATTGTTCAACGGGCCGTATCGGCTGTCAGGGAACGGGTTGGTTCCAGCGGCGGCTGTGAGCTGACCGGAGAACATCAGGCGAGCCATGTGTCCACCGTCGAGCAACAGCAGCTTCTGTCGGTAGTTCTTGGCAAGAGCCAAGATCGCAGGGAGGTCGCTAGAATCAAAGTTGGCAGCAGTACCAATGACAGTACCAGCACCAAACAGCGCGGCAGTCATTTGAGCGGTCACCTTCTTGGAAATACCAAGAGCGAAGATCTCAGCGGAACCCATCGCCAGATCGCTGATAGCAAAACCCTGATTCAACTCCTGCTGAGTTACGGTAAAGGTCTTAGTGATCTGATTGACGGTAACGCTAGTAGCGGCAAGCGTAGACTGGTTAGCCGCACCATCCTCAAAGTTAGAGGCATTATCAACAGTCGCATCGCCAGTGGTGAACTTTTTAACTTGGACCGTTGCGCGAGGACGCAAGTTATCCAAGCCAACGTTGCGCGTAAAGCCAGCGATCATCGCGAGCTTAGTGGTAGCAACAGTGATAACCGCGTCAGCGAGATAATCGACAACGAGACCAGCAGCAAAAGTATTCGCGTTCTGGGGAGCGATCATCGCGGACTGGCGCAGCAACTCGCTGTGGTTTTGGATCAAGAAGCTCTGACGCTCTGCACCAGCGCGGAGGCTCTTGTGCTTCTCCAGCAGCGGGTTACCCAAGTTCACAATCACGGGACGAACCGGATCAGGAGCGGGAGCGGCGGTGGGCGATTTGATCGAAGCCTCCAAAGCGGTAAGCTTTGCAAGAATCGCGGAGAGATCAACGGGAGCGGCAGGAGCAGCCGCAGCCGTCACAGTAGTAGCAGTATCGGACATATTTGTGTCGGTGGTTTGTGTTGGTTGCGGCGTGGAGTCCACGCCAGAATCGTTGATGGTTTTTTCGCCATCAGTCGAAAGTGTTTTGTCTGTATTGGTATCAGACGGCTCTTCTAGTTGAGCGAAAAGAGCAGAGAACCAATCGCGTCCAGCAGCACCTCCCCAGAGGTTTGCTGCTACGTCGGCAGGAGTATTGGCTTCTGCTTCCAAGAATCGGTCGTTGCGTCCCCACCAAGCGTTAGCTTTGCGGATCTTGTCTTCGGTAGGAGCTTCGCCAGAAATCAGCGACTTAGCGTCAGCTACTGTAGCGGGTTCAAGACCGTCGCCAGCAAGACCTTCCTCGTATTGCTCAAGACCTCGACGGAGGTTGTTCTTGACCGTCTCAGGAGCAGTCTTGGTAACAGCGCGAGGATGCCATTTCGCGGCCATCGCAAGCTGCTTGATGGGTTTGTCAACCAAGCCAAAAGCAAGAGCCTCAGCAGTAGTAAACCAAGTCTCGGCTTTCATCGCAGCGCGGATAGACTCAGCGGAGCGTCCAGTCTTTTTAGCATACACTCCAACCAACACTTCAGCGTGTTGATCCAAAGCTTCAGCCATTTTCCGCATATCCTCGGAAGTACCGGAAGCCATTCCAGACGGATCGTGGATCATCATCAGAGCGGCATCAGCCATCTCTACGCGATCACCAGCAAGAGCGATAATTGACGCAATAGAAGCAGCAATGCCAACGACGCGAGTGGTGACCGGAGCTTTGCGACCGCGCAACTGGTTGTAGATCGACAAACCATCCCAGACATTACCGCCGGGAGAGTTGATCTCCACGAGAAGCGGACCATTACCAATCTCGTTGAGAACATCCGAAAACTGCTTTGCAGATAGACCGCTTCCACCGTACCAGTCTTCGCCAATTTGATCAAAGATTTGAACGGTAGCAGGATCACCGGCAGCGTTTGCCGGTGCGTAGTAAAGCCAATCTGACTTCTTGGTAAAACTCATTCGGTTTTCTTGGCTTTTGGTTTCCGAGTCTTCTTGACGGTAGCGGTAATCTCGTCCTGCTCTACAACAACAGGTTGCGACCCACCTTCTGACGGAGCAACTGGAGACGGAGATTCAGAAGGATCGCCTTCAATGTCAATAGCAGTTGCAACACTAGTTGCGGGACGCTCTTTCTGAATCACCGAAATCTCAGATACATCGACTCCGTATTTCGCAGCAAGTTGACGTACAAACAAAGCTTGTTGAGCTTTTGACTCTAAAGCAGAACGCCAATCAAGACCACGCGCACCATAGACCTCGTCAAAGGTAACAACTCCCGCTTCCAGTTCTGCTAATTGAGCCGCAGAATTACGGCCAACGTCAACATTCGGGGAGCGCGGAGCGGTGATTGATACTTCGTACCAATCCGAGGGAGCGTCATTGAGCGTAGGATCATTCTTGATCGCGTACTCCATCGCATATTCATAAATACGACGAGCCGCTGATGCCATGACCTGATGGCGAGACTTGAACCAAACAGCGGACATATCTAGCGCACCGCGATAGACGGTTCCCTGCATTGACTCGGGGTAAACCAGAACGTAAGGGATACCTACGCCAGCACAGACTTTCTCGGTCAGTTGTCGCCAGTACTCCCGCATATTAACGCCGGGACGCTCGGTTGCGAACTGCTCAAAACTGTCACCGTTCTTGAGCACCTTAACGCCAGATCCAAAGACCTGTTCGTAATAGTTTTCAGCGGTGTTTTGGGTCGTTCCAGCAGTACCAGCGCGGAGATTGCTCGCTTGGACTTCACCAGCGTCAGTCTTAACGATCTGAGCGACAGAAGCACCTAACTTACAAGCCTCCATCTCCAGCTTTTGCAGATCATCTAGATCGTGCAAATCGTTGATCACCGCCGAGACAAACGGAAGACCTCTAAGCTGACCGGGACGATTCGGCTCGTAGATATGTACAACCGAGTCAGAGGGAATGGAGCGAACATCAGTCAGGTTACCCTGAGTTTTTTCCGATCCAATAAAGTAGGATATCGCTCGTCCGGTACGAGGATCAAACCGGATACCGTCAAACACAGTCTCATCTGCTTGCATCCCTGCTGGAGTTGCAATGGATTGAGCCTCAATAAGCTGCAACCGAGGTTTGCCGGTCTCTCCTTTGGTCAACAACAAGAACGACTCGCCATCGTAGAACCAGCCGCGAGCAGCTTGTCCCATCAAAGTGCTAAACGACTGCCGAGAACCGATATCGGGATAACGGCTCCAGACATCAAACCACTTTTTGGCTTTGAGATTCCACGCAGAATCACTGGAAGCCGGTTGAACCGAGAAGCTAGATCCAACAGTGTAAGACTCAAACAGGTCTCCGAGTCTGTTTAGAACAGCGTTGTTTTGCTCGAAAAAGCGAGACTTGCGGACAATAGCTTGACGGGTCGCGCTTGTAACATCAAACCGCGCTGAAGTGTAAGAAGTGTCAAGATACGAACGACGCAAAGACTGACCGGCTCCTTCGTATTTGTTTACGGGAGCAGGAAACAGCTTGTCCGCTATGTTTTGAAGGAATCCCATTAGCTCATTCGGGTTGTGGCTTCACGACGGAATTGCGTGAAATCCCCATAATACCGAGTGGTTGAAACCAGAACGGCGGTCAGCATCTTGTTGTAAATCTGGAGATCTGTGGGACTAGCGATCCCATCACCAGAGAGAAGCGTTACAGCGTAATCGTAATCGGTTAGCAGAGACTCCCACATTTGCAGCATCTCGATTGGTGCTGCTGTACCTTTACCGGGTTCAGCGAACTCAACGGAAACGTCAGAACTGGAAGTGCTGCGGACCACATTTCCGCTCTCCATTGAGTTAGCGGAAACAGTCAGCTTTGCCGTTAAAGCCTCAAGCAATGTCAAAGCGGCTTTGCTCGCGTAAGTCGTACGCAAGTAACTCCGCTTAGTTGCTACTGTGTATGTGAACACTTGCGCGGACTATCAACAGACCGCCAAGTTTGTCAACCACTAGAATTTTCCGAGGTACTGGAAGTTAGGTCTCCCCACAACATAACCATCGCCAACTGCATGATTTCACAGTCATGCAAATGATCAGGCCAACGAGTGTTTCGCTTGAACCATAGATGTTTGATCCTACCGGAGCGGTTAGCCGTTGGTTTAAGAAGATGACTGTCCAGATGCTTCCAGTAGGTATCAGAATCGCTCGCAAAAGCCCCTTCAGCGTCTAGCGGAGCGGGGAGACTACAAACAGTCCATTGATGGGTTTCTGTCCCTTTACGGAGCCGCTGGAGTACCTCCCGCATATGCTCGGTATCAAAGACAAGCAACGGTTGTACAGCATCCGTACGCATCGAGGTTGACGTTGTAATGCCAAATGGATGGATGGAGCCGGTCTTGCTGGTAAATCTGGCTCCGGTCTCGCGTCCTTTCATCGGCAACCAGCCAATTAACATTGGCTTTCTAAGACCTCCTTCTGGTGGGTAACGCAGACCGCAGGGATAGTTTATTGGGCTTGCGCTGCTCTGAGAAAACTCCGCACAAGCATCGTACACTGCTTGAGTGTTGTAACCGGAATCAACGCCAACATCCATATCGTGGACGTTGTATTGGAGTTGTATCCTACGGAGAGCGGCAAAGTCATCAGCGTGACCGGCTCCAACGAGACGGGAGTTCCCTTTGAGCCACTCGCGGCAGACCCACCAGAGAAACGGAGCGGCAGCTTGTACGTCAGCGGTCAGGTAGCGTCTTGCTTCTGGGATTCCAGCGTCAGAAACGATCTCGACTCTGTCCTGTTGAGTCTCCTGATTTTCCCACGGTTCCGCTAACATACCGTTGATGAATCCCTGCAATCCCATCATCGAGGATTTGGCTTCAAGGAACGCGACGGCAAGATTTCCCCAAGTGCATTTGCGATCTGGGGAGTAAAGAGAGGAGAGGTGGTAAGACCTTACGCTCGGGAGACTGGCTTTATTCTCCGAGATCCACTTGCCATGCCGTAACCCTGCGACTTTCTGGCTGTCAGATATCTTCCCCTGACAGAGTTGGCAGACGTAATGAGCGGTGGTACGGATGCGCTGCCAGTCCGGCCTTCCGTCTTCAAGCTTCTCGTTTTCCCAAGTGACTTGTCGCCACTCCAGTTTGATATGCTCTCGGCAGTATGGGCAAGGGATGTAATACCTCCGCTGGTCCCCTCTCAGATATCGCTGCCAGATTCTTCCCTCCGAGGTTGTGGGAGTGCTAGTAAAGAACGCTTTTGAACTGGAGAACGCTTTGAGTCGCTGCTCGGCAAGATCCAGAGCATCAGCTTCCTTTGCAGTCGCATCAGCGAATTTGTCCACCTCATCTGCAACTAGGATTCTGACGGGACGGGAAGCTAGATTTGCCGGTGAGTTGCTCCCCACAAAAGTCAAAGTGCAGCGGTCGAATTGCTGCTCTAGATTAGTGATCTGGTCTTTGTCGGTTGGAAACCGCGCAATCATTGCCGGTGAGTCTTCCAGCATTGGGAGCCAGCGCGACTTGCTAAAGCTACGAGCCAGATTCTCAGACGGCATCAACCACAACGCAGGAGACGGCTCCACATCGATGGACCAAGCGAGACCAGCCATCAATGTGGTCGTCTTGCTGGTTTGAGATCCCCAACACAAAGTAACCTCGGAGACCGCCGGATCTTTCCAACATTCAAGCGGTTCTCGGCAATATGGACGAACAGCGGTTGAGAATGGACCGGGATGCTCGGTCTGTCGTTGACTCAGTGTAAGATTAGTCTCAGCCCATTCGACAACAGATTGCCGTGGAGTCGGTCGCCATAACTGCCGTCGGAACTCTAGGATTTCAAGCTCTAGGTCTGTCATCAGAATAGTTGGTTCATCTTATATTGCATAGCGGTAGCCATATTGATTAACGCCATTCGGTCTTTGATCCCATTAACAAGACGGTCCTCAACCTTATGGTTTGCAGCCCAAGACGCATTGCGGTTAAAGATCTCAACCATCATAACAATGTTGTCATCCAGCAGATGCAGCACTCCGTAGAACGGGAGCTTAGTGCGTCTGGTAACTTCAAGAGCCGCTTGAATTTTGGACCAAGAAATCATCCATTCATTTCCGAATGTGGTCTGGAGCTTGTGCAAGCCATAGCTACGAGTCTTGACCTCATAGATTCCGGTGATGATTCCTTTGAACGGATCGAAGATAAAACCATCAATGCGGGAAGGCTCTTGGTCTGATATTGACAGGAACTCCAAGCCGGTCTGACGCTCGATAGCTTTAATCGCGATTCTGTTTTGCCGCAGCGATTCTATTCCCGCTGGCTTCTGGCAGTTTAAGATTTCCACGGGTCAGTCTGGTGCAGAGTTTTGAGACATACTTCTTGAACCCAACGCTCTAACTCGCGCTCGGCGTGTTCAGGATCGTGCGGAGCAATGCGACCGGATAACTGTTTGGGCATCGACTTCAGGAGTTGGGACACTGCTCCATCGTGTTCCTGCATTGCCTTTTTGACCCATGCACCAGAGACCAGCGTTCTTTCCTTCTCGGATTGAGTCAGTACGTCATCGCGGCTTGATATGAGATTCTTCGCGGCTGTAGCGTGGACCGAGACCATTCGGCCAGCATCGAGGGACCGAGATTGAAGAGCTTCAACTGCTAGATCATAAGCGGCTCGCTCGATCTTCTTCTGTCGCTCATACGCTCCCTGCGGAGAGTCTTCTGTTGCAAGAGCAGCGTTGATAGCGGCAGATGCTTCGGGAGGTCTGTATGGTCCCCCTGCGAGTTCTGGTGCTGGTTGCTGCTGTATCGCAGTCATTCGCTGGAGCGTTGATGGTCTGCCTCCAATACCTTTGCGCGATCCTCTCCAAGCGTCTGCTTCTTCTGGGGAGGTTAACGGCATTCCTGCTGCGGTTAGCTGCGAGACTCTTCCTTTGGTT